CTGCAGCAGCACCTACTGTTATTAATAATTACTATGGTGGAGGACAACAGCAGAATGGTGTTAATCCAAACGGTGTATCTGCTGCTCCTGGCATGTCATCAACTGGAACTGAAGTGTTCCAAGACCTAAAAATTAGAGCACTAGGATAATGGATCAATTTCAGAACATAACAGACTTTCATCTCAAGAGTGTTGTTATTGCAAAACTTGGTGAGGATAAGGGATATGAGATCAAGCAAATGGTTGGTACATTTAACTATGTTGAGAGTATCACTAGTCCATTCCGTGCTGCTACATTAACAGTTGTTGATAGTGCTGGATTGTTAGCAGATCTCCCTGTTCAGGGTGGAGAAACTGTTAAGATCGTTTGTCAGACAAGTTCTAAAGAAGATGCAGAAGAGTATGTGTTCCAAGTATGGAAGGTTGGAAATAGATATGCCAAAAACCAAGTACAGTCATACACACTAGGTCTGATATCTGTAGAGGCGCTCAATAATGAGTGTGTTAGATTGATCAATAGATTAGAAGGAAAACCAGACTCTATTGTTGGGAAAATTTTAAAAGAGAACTTGAATTCAGAAAAAGAATTCTTCTCTGAGTCTCCTGAGTTTGCTATCAAGATGCTCCCCACAAATAGGAGACCTTTTGATATTATCTCTTCTATTGCAGTGAAGTCTGTTCCTAGTAGTGGCACAAAAACACCAGGATCTGGTAAAGGCAAGCAAGCAAAGACTGAAAAAGAAAAGATTGGTGGAACCGCAGGATTCTTATTCTGGGAGACAAAGAGAGGATACAATTTCTTCTCTGTTGATACTATGATTGATAGAGATGAGACATGGGGACCATACATCGAAAAACCAGCAAACCAGGGTGATGGTGCCGACGATAGAATGACCATCTCTCAAGCAATTTTTAATGCTGAAGTTGATGTTATGTCAGCAATGAGAAAAGGTAAGTATTCTAGTCTCATTGTATTCTTCAATCACTCTACTGGTCAATATGAAGAGTATGTTTACAAGATTAAGGACAGTTATGACAATATGGCACATCTAGGTGGGCAAGAAAGTGTATCATTGATTCCTACCAATCAGCTAGAATTGTCCGATTATCCAACTAGAATCATGTCTATGCTATTGGATCATGAGTCATGGTATAATGACCCAGGAATCGCTAATCCAGAAGATCCGAATGCAAAAGATCCAACTACTTTTGCTGATTGGCAAAAATATTATGCTGCACAGGGAGCTGCTCGTGCTGAATTGCTCAA